TTGTATCGTCACTGACGGATTGCCCGTTGAGCCTAGCCCGCCCGTTGAGCAGTAGGTACTCGACGTTGGAGTCAGGACGTGACCGTTCGTAGGCGGTTGTCACGTCAGCGCCGGCAGCAAGTTCTTCCGCCAGTCGCACGTTCGTAACGAGCGCCCCGGCGTCCGTAACTTTGGTAATGGTGCAAATAACCGCCGTGCCTATTTCATGCAGGCGGGTAGCAATGTGTATGGATTCGCAGGTATTGATTACGACCAGGGCGGGCGGGGATTGTCGCAGGGCTTGGACGAGCATCGACGCAGTAAGCGAGGTATCGCCCAGGCGGATACCGTCTAGGTCCCCATGCCCGACAAACCAGATTGAATCCCAGGGGGTGCGCAGCGCATCCAGCACCGTGCGCAAAGTAACGTTGTCAATGAGCAACGTTGCGCCGATTGCGTTAGCGATGCGTTGCACTTCCGCACCGGCGTATTCAAGGTCACTTGGCGGGGCTATAACCAAATGCTTTCCCATGCCGCGAACGGCAGGCAGCACAAACCTACCTGTAGCAGCGGCTACAGGTAGGTTAACTTGCAGTTATGTTGTTGTCAAGAAGTTGCTATGGGTTAACTGCGCTTGCGCCTGGCGCTACTTTGTAATCTTTGATTACAACACCCGCGCTTTCGTTCCCGCGCATATGTTGGTCCCACCAGTACAACCCTTTAGCGCGCCCGAACAACCCTTTGCCTTGAGAGTAATCCTTGAAGTGGCCCCGGCAAATGTGAAGTGCTTGCGTAATTCCATTGCCCTCAAGCCCGCCTTCTTCTCGTAGCACCCGCACCATCGGTTCAATTTTCAGCACCTTCCACTTTGCCGCAGGCTTGCCGGTTTTCTTTTGGAACTCCCTTGCCCTAAACGCTTGCTTGGCGTTTGGCGCTTGGTCTACATGCACAACGTTCTTGCAATGGAGCAATGATGTTGCAAGCCAACATGCCGCCAGTTCTACCGACGCGGCATTAAACACGTTCTCCGCACATTCTTCCTCCGAAAAGCTGTAGCGTTGGGACATAGCACTAACTAGGGAACTACTGCATTTTATCTCCGTCCCTAGTTCGTTTATGCTACCGTCCTCATTTACTACGTATTGACCCCACGCATGAGAAATCGCTTCTCGCTTGTTGTATGATGAAAACGCAGCAAAAAGCACCGACCATTTAGCCCCCTCATTCCGAAGCTTCAACCGATTAGTGCCATTGTCTGCAAACCAATCAATAGCTATGTCTGGACAATCCATAATCGGCGCGGCCAAGAACCATAGCCCGTATCGATAGGATGGATACAAATCTCTATACCTGCTTCCGTCGTCATTAGTCCTTTCTGTTTCGTCGCAGTACATGAAGTAGTTGTCAAATGGTGGGGCAACGTTAGGGAACCCGTACAGGTCTTTGTACTTCTCGAAGTTGCTCCAGAAAAAGTTATCTACGTTGTCGATGCAAAACACTTGCGCGCCCGCGAGTTCGCTTTGCTCAGGCACAAAAGCTGAATACCTCCAGTCTTTTTGAGTGACCAGCAAATCGATAAGTTGATACTTCACGGTTCCCCCTTAGAATGGAATGTCAGTTGCAGCGATACGTTGTTCAATCAGCTTGCCGATGCGTTCAAGCAACGCCGGGTCCACCCCGCCCGTGGGGATGCGGAACACGGTCCAACCCAGGAGCGCCGCTTCGTTGTACTTGGCGCAATCCCCGGTAAAGCCCGCCCCGTTCGTGTGCCTCCCCCCTGTCCAGATACCCCCTTCCAGTTCAATCGCAACCTTAGTCGCCGGGTGAGCGTAGTCGAAGGCCCACTTGCGCACCGGATGGAACTTGTGTTCGGTCAGCAGTTCGGGACCATCCGGCCACGTCCACGACCAGGCTTCCTCGAAATCGCGGGCAAGCTTGGCGGTGTCCTTTTCTTGCGCCATGCTCGACGTAATCTTTTCCTGCGCAGGCGTAGGCGGGTTTGTGTAATCGGTGAACTTTCGTTCAGGGTCTTGCGCCGCCCATTCCTGCAACCACTTGGGACTGTATCCCTTACTCATGCCAGCACCTTTCCTTGCTTATCCAGCAGGAGCCACTTCCCCCGCTTGTCCTTGACGAGCCAACCCGAATCCCGTTCCAGTTCGTAGACTTCGGCGTACACCTTGCGTAGCTCCGCGGTCACGGTTGCACCCCGCACGCGCTGGACGTGTACGTTGACAGCGCCTGGTCCCAACACACCGGCAACATCCCCGCCTGTACGTCGTTCCGGTCCCCCGACGTGACCACCTGTTGCGTTTGGGTCACAATGAGCGTTTGGCAGCTACCGTCCCCATAACAGTTGTTCACGTCAGATAGGATGTTTACCTGATTCCGACTCAGGACTTCCGTCGTCGTGTGCGTGCTGGACCCGCCGCCGCCCGCTCCGCCCCCGGCAGCAAACGCCACCAGGAACAGACCGCAGCCCAGTAGGATTGACGCTACCACCGGCGTACCACAACCGCCACCGTGTTGCGGTGCATACCCGCCGTACTCGCTCACAGCCCCACCCCCGCCGCCAGCATAAGCCCCCCGGCCAGGGATACCATGCCACCTTCCGCGATGGATAGCTTATACTCGCGGGCCGGAACCCCGCCGTTGCTAGACCATAGCCCGTACAGGTTCATCCCCACTTGCAGCAGACCGAGCAGCGCAATCCACCCGCCGCCGACGAGCAGCGTAACCTTGACGATAGGGCCGACGTACTCAAGCACGATTCACCTTTCCCTTTGCAATCTTCACCAGTTCATCGACGGTCAACAGTTTGGGCGCAACTTGCCCCGCTTCAATAGCTTGCCTCACGTGCGGCAGCAGCTTGGCTTGCGAATCCTCCTTGCCCTGGTAGGCGTTGAAGGCGTCACGAAACTGCGCACGGTAGATTCCCAGGTCTTCAACCGGGCAATCGCACATGGCCCGCCACCCAAGAGACTTGACCACGCGGGCGGTAAGTTCGCTGCTGAACTCCGGTTTGCCATAGCGCCCGACCTTTGACAGTTGCCGAGTAACTTCTTCCCACCCTTCAATCCAAGAGGGCTTGTCGGGCGTTTGCAGGTTGCGCAGCACGTCGCGCAACTCCGCAACCGTGGGCGGGAACTTGGAGGTAGCGACCGCCTGGTCAACCGCAAGCTGCAACTGTGCGGGCGGTATGTCCTGCAACATGCGCAGGTACATGGCCACCGTCGCTTCACTGATGGCCGTGTTCGGGTACGCGGCGAACAACTGCTTGAGGATGGCGGCGACGTTCACAGCGCACCCCCATTCTCGAACCGGGCAAAGACCGCATCCACCGCCGCCATGCTCCGGTCCACGTTTGTTTGCTTCTGAGCCGGAACCCACCGCCCGCCACCGACCGGGCCAACGTTCGCAGGCGTGGGCTTCTCGCGGCCGGCCGCACGGTTGACGAGGATTGCCTGAATGTAGCGGAGATTGCGGGCGTTCGACTTGACCGCCTCACGGATGGCGAAAGCAACCTCACTTGCGCCATAACTGGAACATAGGTCTTTCACGGAATCCGATACCAGGGACGTGAGGCTTCCCGGCATGTTGTCTTGCCACAACTGGAACACTTCACCGAGCGCCGGGTCGTCGTCGCCAACAACAACAACAACATCTCTTGTTGTATTCTCTGTTGTATTCTCTTGGTTATTGGTTGTGGCAACCTGCACTTTCGCACTAGGGCAATCTGCACCGATGGGCGATGCATCCTGCACTAACGCATTAAGCGCGTCGTAGTCGATGGTGTACCAAAGGGTGCGGTCTACCTTTAGCTCGTTGTAGTTGGCGGTTAGCACGACACCCTTATCCCGCAAGGTACGCATCGTGCGCTTGATGGTGTCCTCCGACCAGAACGGAAACTGAGCCGCCCATTCACGGATGGAGTTATACACCCACTGGCGACCGTCCTTCACGTTGTTGGAGCGAGAAACCCAGTAGTGCAACTGTTGAAGCACGATTGCTTCATTGACCCCGCCGAGCGCCACGGCCAGCGATGGCAACAACTGTATGGGCGACTCGCTAATCAGTAGCTTGCTTGTGTTCATAGCCCGGCCCACACTTTCAGTTCTTCCAGGTCTTGCGCCGGCAGCGTAATGGTCAGCGTATCGTCGTTGACCCACAGTTTACCGCCCACCGCGTCCGCCCCATCTTCGACGCCACCGGCATCGAGCAGCGCAGCGTCCAGGCGGTCGCTCAGTTCGGCGTCAGTGACCACTTCGTTTTCCACCCAGGCATACACGTTGTCACTCAATTCAAGCGTGAACTCAACCGGCGTCACCTTGCCGATAAGCAGTTCCCGCCCGCACTTTGCGTATCCGCACTTGCACTTAAGTAGAATCGCGTCACCCATGATTGTGTCCTTCCCTACATAACTACTGGTAGTGGTCGCACTACGATTGACCACAGTTCGTTGTGTCCTCTCCCTACCTAGCCTCACCTAACTTGCCGGGTGAGGCTACTTTTTGGGGCAGGCAGACAACAGGTCACGCGCCGCCAACCGCAAGGGGCGCGAAGACCGCACCGGAAAGCTCCCCGTTTGAGGATGGGCGACGATGACTTCACTGCGCGGTATGATTGCCCTCCCCCATCAAGTGACCCACGATACGCGTCGCCTCTGGATTGCTCTGAATCAAGTACCGCAACGCATCACTGCGAGTCTGACGCCCGGCCTTGCGCCCGGTGAGTTCACGCGGCAAGTACCGCGCAAGCGTGCTCAAGGCGTCCGCTACATCCTTCTCAAGCTGGTCGCGCTTCTCTTTCTCCATATGTCCCCTTTGCTGAACAAGACTTTATCCACCTACAGCAAAGAGAGTAACATGTTATTCGCCCGGCGTCAAGCATGAATTTTGCGCACAGCAATGTTCGCCACTTCCAGCAAAGGAGCAGCCCGAAATGGATATGATTGAAGTCATGAAGAAGATTGGGGAGAGGACAACCGGGGACCGTATCGCCCTGCTTATGCGCGAGCGCAGCCGAGGAAGCCGGCGCCAGCGGGCCGAGGAAGTGATAGCCCGCGGTCAGGATGTACTAGCAGCAGGCGGCAAGGATGCGAACGTGTGGCTACGCAACCACCTGCGAGTGTGGGTGCGCGACAATCGTATCTCTTGGGTCGAACTCCTGTAGCGGAAACCCCACATACCCCCCTATCGTGAACCACCAAGATTAATAGTTTCCTACGACTCCCCTACGAAATCCACTTTGAGCAAACAACCCCATTGACACCGCCGCAATAACATGCTATTCTCCACTCAGGGCAACAAAATCCACTGAGCGAAAGGAGAGGCGCATGAAACAACACTACTGGCACATCGTTGAGACTGATAGCAATGGAGTGCCGCGGCTTGGCCACGGCGACAATCGCGAGGTCAAGGTTGGGGAAACCCTGACGGTTAGCGGTACGCCTGAAGTTTGTGTACATGGACTGCACGCGTGCCATCGGCTGATTGATTGCCTGGGCTACGCAAGCGGCACGGTTATCTGCAAGGTCACGCTTGGCGGTGAAATCGCAACCGATCCACGCTTCCCCGACAAGGTTGCGGCTACCGAGCGCACGGTCACTGCGATGACCACGGCTGAGGAAGGCGGGCGCATCATGCGCGAGTTTGCCTGCTGGTGCGCGTTGCAGGTTGCGCACCAGTGGGATATGCCCGGCGTTGTGCGGGAATACCTCGAAACCGGCAACGAGGAATTGCGGGCCGCAGCCTGGGACGCAGCCGGGGACGCAGCCTGGGACGCAGCCGGGGCACCAGCCGGGGCCGCAGCCGGGGGCGCAGCCTGGGTCGCAGCCTGGGCCGCAGCCTGGGACGCAGCCTGGGCCGCAGCCTGGGCCGCAGCCAGTGCCGCAGCCAGGGCCGCAGCCAGTGCCGCAGCCTGGGACGCAGCCTGGGACGCAGCCTGGGCCGCAGCCTGGGCCGCAGCCAGTGCCGCGTACAACGACAAATTCACGGCGATGGTCGAGGCGGTGTTTGCCGCAAAGGAGGCGACGGAATGAAGCGACTGGTAGCGGTGGGGCGCATCACTAACGGCGACGTGCAGATTGAAGCACCGGAACTGGTAGTGGTAGCGCCCCGCCCTGCTAGTGAGCAGGTTGACCCGACTGAGGAATACTACCGGGGGCGACTCGCTTACTTGCAGGCGATGGAGGAAGCGGGAGTTCCGTTCGCATTGATTGAGGGAGTGTTACGTGACTAACGATACTGCGCTTGCCGTGCGCGAAAACGGCGTTGGTGGAATTGAATCGTGGGGCAAGGGCGACACCCTTGACCGGCTTGCCAAGCGGTTCATTGAGTTCTTTCAGATTGGCGACCCCAAGAAGCCGCAGCAGGAGCAGGAGAAGGAGCGCACGCTTGCACTCCCCGCTGCCCTGGCAGCGGCGCAGCAAATTGTCCGGTTCGGGTTGACCCCCATGACCCACGTGTACATCGTCAAGCGCGGGGGCAAGTACCAGGCGGAGTATGCGCTTGAGGCTTGGAAGGCGTGGGCCGACCGTCACGCCTTCTTGGGGAAGTTCCGGTATGACGTGCAGTTCCGGCAGATGACGCCGGAAGAAGTACGGGCATACACCCCGCCCGCCGTGCGCTACACGTCCGAGGACTTTGGATTCCTTGCCCGCGTGATTCGCTTCGACATTGCCCGCGAGTACAAGGAGCTTGGGCTTACGTATGACCCGCCCTGGTACACCGGCTTTTGGCGCAAGGAAGCGGTCGAGGAGCAGCGTTACGACGAGGGGCGGCGACAGTACGTCAAGACCGGCAAGTGGCAACCGGACCAACTTCCCAACCAACGCACGCCGGCAGACGTGGCGCAGCGCCGGGCGATGCGTTCCGCACTCAAGGCCAACTTCACGCCTATTGAGATTGACGACTTTGAAAACCGGATGGGCAGCGTGGAGCGTGCGGCCGAGTGGCGCGCAGCGGTGGCGATGAACGCTATGATTCCGCCAGAACCAAAGGTGGAGGACAACCACCTATTCCTGTCAGTCGCCCCTGGTCAGACCGTGCTCGATGAAGATGGCGTGTTTGCGGTGGAGCCGCCCCGCACCAACGGCAAGCGCCCGGCGCAGCCGCCTGTCCTTGACGACGAGGGCGACGAGTACACCGAGTACACCGACGTGCCGCCCATGAACGACGTTGCGGAAATGGCCGTGGGCAGCGGGCCGGACGACGGTTGGGGCGACTGGGTAGGGGCGAACGAGTTCACCGCCGCAATCAAGTGGGCCGTAGACCGGGGCAAGTTCCCGACGTTCAACGCCGCGTCCGCAGACTTCGATGCGGTGGGCGAGGGGATGCACCCCTCCGAAGCCCTGGCAGCGTGGCGTATGTACGTGAACCAGTTGCCGGCTTATGTTGAATCGTGGCGGACTTGGGAGAGCAGCGCCGACGCCTACGCGTGGGCCATTGCTATCGGCGCATGTGCCAACGAGTTCGAGGCCAAGAACAGCATGGGCAAGATTGTCGCCGCTGAGGGTGGCAAGAACGCAGACAAGGCCCGCGTGTTCGAGGCTTTCTACAACCGGCAGAACGACAAGCTGGCGATGGGCCAGTAGGGGGGGGGATGATGCGATTCCGAGACGTAGATAAACCTTGGGTGAGTGGTGATGATGCGTTGGTTGCGCTTGAGCAGTTGGCCGACCTGTTGGCCCCTCACCTGCGCCCGCTACTTGCCGAGCAGCCCGCACCGGCTGATGTGCCGGCGCCCGACTGGGCTACCGCGCCGGAATGGGCGCAATGGTGGGCGGCAGACTTGGACGGTAAGGGATGGTGGTACGAGAAGCGGCCCATGAAGTACGAAGGCGCGGGCAACTGGATTACTGAGAACTGCACCGGCGAACTATACGTGCGAGACACCGCCAACCGCGTGACCGTCAACTATGACGCATGGCGCGACAGTCTGACGCAGCGCCCGCAGGTGCAGACCACCGACGCCCGCCTGTTGGCAGCGGACAAGAAGCGCGAGGTTGCCGAGCGCCAGCTTGCCGACGCACGGCAGGAGATTGAAGCGTTGAAGCGGGAGCGCGACGAGGCGCGTGCGCTGCGCGACCGGGCGCAGCTTGAGCGCAGCCAGAAGGCTACCACTATCGCGAACCTGTGCGTTAAGATTGCCGGATTGTCTGCCAAGTTAACTAAGGCGCAGACGGAACGCGACGAACTGGCGGCGAAGTGGGAGGCGATTCCGTGGGAGGGGTTGCGCATTATATTCACCGCCCGCCAAGGGGATTGGAGCGCAGCCCATGAAGATGTTTCCGCTTGGGTGTATGCCAACCGTCCGAAGGCGCAGGAGTAACCCATGCAGTACAAGAACTACTACCAGGTGTGGCCGACCATCGGCCAACCGCGCCGCATGATGCAGCTTCACGACTTGGGGGTGGGGGGCAACCTGTCCCCCCACAACTTCACCAACGAGCCGCCGGCCCACATCAGATTCAAGTGCGGCGCCGCCGCCTACCGTGTGTTCGTCCGCAAGTGGAACGGCTACGTTGAAACGCCGATGTACTTCGACGGGACTCACGCAGAACTTTGTGGTCCCTGCACGTGCGGCGCCACCCGCGGCCTTGACCATGAGGACCAGAAGTACGAGAAGATTGAAATGCTTCCGGTCACGTGGACCAAGCAATTCAACTTCCGTACCTGCCAGTACGAACCGCGCCCCGACGACAACGGCAACTGGCGGGACTTTATTCCGCAGAACAAGATGCTACTGGCGCAGTACGACTATCACATTGAGCGTGGTCGCACCCCGTACAGCGCAGCGTGCGAGGCGACCCGCGACCTTGAAGGCAGCGCGTACCGTTCGTTCCTACCAGAAGTGGACTATCGCCCGCCGTTCGTGCGGGCATGGGAAGAGTGCTATGCGTGACGTAATCCTGTTGACTCGTGACGCAACGCTCGATGATATGTCAGCCCAGGATTACCGCGACGTGTACGACGAGGTACGGGGCAAGGGTGTACTCCCCGACCGCGAGTATATGTACAGCCTTGACGACTTTATCAAGATGATTGGCAGCGCATACAGCAAGCCCCACTGGGCGCGCTACCACCGGGGCGAAATGGTTCTGAACCGGGCGATGCGCAACGAACTACGCAAGGCAACGAGCCATGACCTGTTACCCCCGACCGTGGCCGAGGCGACAGCCGGCGCATCCCCCGACGCCGCCGTTTGGCAGGTGGGCGACGGTGTACCTGAGCAGGTAATCATGGTGTCCGCCACCCCCGTAACCCTGCGCGTCAATGGTAGCGTCAGCGTGGTCGATGCGCAGCAGCCCGCACAGCAGCGTGTACCCGCACGTACACGCACGCAACGCAGCCCACGGTACACAACTAGCCAGATGCAGCGCCGACGTGCTCTAGGCGTTTCCTGGCGAGCCGTGGTCGAGGCAGGACTAACCATTCTTGAACAGGAGGCAGACAATGAGTGAGAAGAATTATTGCGTCGTTCGCATCACGGTAGACTTGGACGAATACACCGAGAACGGCGACCTCGTTCGAGAGCACAACGCGAGCGCGGAAGTGGGGGGATTCACCGACCCTTGGGATATTGAGCAGGCGCGCTTGGGCGGGTTGCTGCGCGTATTGCTGGCTAACGCCAGTATGCAGGCACGCATGAGCGAACGGAAGCAGGACGACTAATGGCCGGGGGGACAAGTTGTTTCCGTGTGACCGTGGGCAAGGGCGATGCGCTGGACAAGGAGCTAGTCAGCTATCACCCCAAGTACGCCCACACCATCGACGCAGCGATTGAACTGTTGCGGCAGAAGCAGACCGCTATTGTGGCGCCGACCGACTGGCAACGCCTGGTCATGAAGTGGGAGGGGCAGCGTGGGTAAGCGCACCAGACACATGCTGGACACATGCCCGCACTGTAAGCGTAAGTTCTACAGCCCGCGGGATTGTACCCGGCACATGCATTCAGGCTGTAACAGTGACCCGGCCCATGCAGACAAGAACAAGTGCCGCCATTGCGGGGGAGTATTTAGCAATGGGAAGTGTGCGCCGCACGAACGTGCGTGCATCCACAACCCAAACGTCAAGGCGACGGTAAGGATGCTCATGCAGGATGCGCCGGGGATTGCTTGCGGTAGCAGGGAATACATACGCCGACGCCCCGGTATCGTCGGAGCGCCGGCAGCAATAACCATCATGGACCAGTTAGGCAGCAACCGATGGGCAGATGTAGCGGAGCACTTTGGCCTGGTCTTTATTCCAGAACCGGGAGCGCGGGGCGACAGTACCGCCACCCAGGAGTGGAAGAATCTGAACAAGACAACGCCGGCCCCGTCTGGTGGCGGATGGCTTGAGGCTACCGACTACGGCGGATGGCTGACGTGCAGACACAAAGACGTGAGGGAGCGCGTGTACCTCATGCCCAACGGGTACGGATTGCGAATTGTTACCGATGTGTACGAGGTGAGGTGAGAACATGACCCGCGAATTTCTGGAACCGTACTACAACGAGGCCCGCGACCGCGTTACCCGTATCGAGGTGGCGATGGTGTTCGGTACTGGCGTGGACTACAAGCGGGCGAAGGAACTAGGTGAAGCCTACGGCAAGGCATGGCGGCAGTACGAACGGATTGGCGCGCAGTACCACTACAGCCGCGTCATCCCCCGCCCGCAGTTGCGTGTACAGAACCAGGAGGTGACAGCGTGACCGAGGAAGAACTGACCAAGCTTGAAGAACTAGCGAACAAGTCAACGAACCGCCCGTGGATTCTGGCGATGGACGAACAGATTGGCGATAACTGGCTTGTTGCACTGGGCCGCAGCTTGGACGGGCACAGCTACGCAATCACGACGCACAACGTTCACGCTTCCGAACTCGAAGGCGATGCGCTCACGGATGCGCAGTACATCCTAGCCGCCTCCAACGCCGTGCCGGGATTGGTGAAAGAAGTGAGGCAATTGCGGAAGGACTTGACGCAAGCACTTTGGGAGCGTGATGCAGCACAGGCAGAAGTCAATGCCTTGCGGAAGGGGTGGTAGCGTGACTCGCAGTAACTACGTACCCGCAAGTACGAGCGTAACGGAAACCGTTGCGCCCATCACCAACGCCGAGGTTGCCGCCGTGTGGCGGCAGAATCTTGGCGCAGGGGTGGGCGCGGCGGTGCTCCTTGCTTGCGGATGGTACACCGCCCACGGATTCATGCACCGCATGGCATGGTGGGAGCAGCCGTGGCCAGACCCCGCCGCCGTTGCGCTAGGTACAGCCCTGGTTGGCGGCGCCGTGTTCGGTGCGCTCATGGTGGTTCGCTTTGCGCTCGATGAAGTCATGGACGGCATGGACTTCCTGGACCTGGACCGTGCGCTCGAAGCCACCGCCGCGGAGCGCGACGAACTAGCCGACCGACTGTCGCAGGTGGAAGAAGATTACCGCATCCTACAAAGCGAGTACCGCCTTGCAGTTTCCAAGATAGGGCAGACCGCCGCCGGCCGGCAGGTGTACGTATCGCCCGCCGCCCAGGACACCGTGACCGGGGACGCAGACGTAGACCCGACCGTCAAGCGCGATGCAATCACGCTGATTGACCGAGCCTTGACCGGCAAGGCGTGGGGCAGGGACGCAATGAGGGACAACGGAGGATGGGGGCAAACCCGGTGGGAGAAGGCCCGCGACCTACTGGTCATTGCTAAGGTCGTGACCTATCAGGGCAAGACTCCGGTCCTGGTCACAGACGACAAGGCCCGCGCCCTTGCGATGCTCGAAGGTGCACGCGTGCGCGTGGCCGAGGCCCGGTCAATTGTGTCGGGAACCGGGAACAACGTCCCGACACTCGAGGTAGACTAACGAGTCCCGACCTATCGGGGCAGGGAGGTAGCATTGATTGAGACAACAATCGTTCTGGTTTGTGTGGCCCTATCCATCGTCGCCGTGTGGGGAGTGAGGCGCAAGCCTGACCTACCCGCGCCCGTTGTCGCGTGCGCCTCCGCTGGCGCAGGTGGAACCGCAGGTATCGCCGCCCTGCCACTACTGGCAGCGACACAGCCCGCAATGACCGCGCTCCACGCGCTGACGATTGCGCTATCGGCCGCGGCGCTGGCGGCCCCGATTGCGTGGGCAATCATCCGGCGCCGTTCGTTCACGTTCACCCGCCCCGCCTGGTCAGGCATGGGCAGACCACCCGGCCGCACGTCCGACGTGAGAATGTTTCGACGCCGACGCCGACGCCGCAGCGTGAGAACCTACCAGGAGGTGAAGCCGTGAAGCTTACGAACTTCTTGCTTTGGGCTTTGTGCGTAGTTTCGCTATGGCTGATTGTCGTAGCGGCAGGCAACACCCGCCCGACCGCGCAGTATGCGCAGCCTGGGTGCGCCTCAGTTGTTGACCTGTCTTGGGCCGGGTTGAGTGTGACCCCCGATTGCACCGCCGCCCGGCTTGCCACCCAACGATACACCGCCGAGCAGGTCGAGCAGACCCGGCGAACCATCGTCACCGAGCAGGAGCAGACCGCCCGCGCTCGTATCGTGTGGCCCATGATTGCAGCCACCGTGCTAGGATGCGCCGCAGCCCTGGTCGTCGTGGCCTATGTGTTGCGCCCGCGTCCAGCACAGCCCGCCCCGCCTCATAACATCCTGGTCATAGCCGCGCCCTACCTGGCGCAAGGTTGGACGCTCGACACCCACCCCGACACCGGACACTGGATTGTGAAGGACGACGCCGAGCAGAAGTACATCGACGTACAGACAACCGCACTTGCCCGAAGAACGTAGGGCAAACGTATGGGAATCGTAGGGCAATCGTCCAGAATCCGCCGCCCGCATAGTCTAGTATGTGGGCAGGCGGATGGACCGCCACTAGGCAGGAGAGGATGCGATGAACAAGCTACTTGTGTGTGTGGGCATGTACGGGGAAACCATGTGGGGGAATAGCGACCCCGCCGCCCAGGGTGTCGACGTGTACGCCAGTTACGACAAGTTCTGCGATATGGTTGAAGCAGAACTCCGCAAGCTTTACCCCGACGTGCTCACCGTGACCGTCGAGTACGACGAAGATGAGACAGGCAACGGCGCAATCATTGACGACGAGCAAGACGCCGACGCCGCCATGATTGAGACAATCGCAGACGTGACCGGCCGCATCCACGGAACTATGGAATGGGTGGTCTACCTCCCCGACTGGGACCAGAAGGAACAGGATTTTTGGGCACACCCCGATACCGTCAACCTGTACGAGGACAACGCCGGGGGATTGTATATCGGGGAGGAGTGGGGCCCCTGGTTCCGAATGGACAACAGCGCCGGCGCGACCACGTTTGCCGAGGATGCCGCCGCCCTGGTCGCGGGTGAAGGTGAATGGGAGGAACCGCTAGACGAGAACCCTAGCCGCGCCGGTTGCCCTATCGTTGCCGAGTACCGCGACGGACGCACCCGCTACAGCCACCGAGCCTATGCCCGCAGCGAGTACGGCGCAGGCAGCGCAGCCCCCGGCCTAGCAGCCCGCGCCTACGTTGGCCCCGACGCAGAAGGCTATGAGCCGGACGACGAGTAAGCCACCGCCGCCCACCCCCTACCAGTTACACAACGTCAGACTAACGACCGTGTTTCTGGTAGGGGATACCGACCCGGCAGACCTTGACCCCGCCACGCTCCGCACCTGGGGGATAGGCTGGGCAGAGGCAGAAGCAGCAGCAGACCTAGCAGGATGGGAGAGGAAGCAATGACCAAACCAAAGCAAGGCGCAGTGAAGGGGCGCCCACCCAAGACCGAGGCCCGGCAGCTAATCGGCGCCGGCAGCGTATCGATATGGTTGCGGGAGAACGGGCGCGCCGTGCTCGTTCGCTGGGTACGCACCAACGAGGAAGGCAACGGACTCACGACCCAACCCGCAACCAACTGGCAAGACCTCGAAGGCTACGCAATCGCAGCACTACCGCCCGACGCACTCCCCGGCTACTACCGCGCGCCGGTCGAAGTCAAGAAGCTGGCCGCCTGGTAGCGCCCCGCCTCACGCACACGCACGCACGTACAACATAACCACCAGCAACGCCCGGCCACTGAGCCGGGTTTTGTTTTGCCCACCAACCCGCAAATCGTAGGGCAATCGTATAGGAAACGTAGGGCAATCGTCATGCAACGCCCGCCAAGCCGGGGTAGTATTAGGGCAGGCAAGTTAACCGATAGCAAACCCGGAAGGGTGAAAGGCAAAGCGAACAATGACGAGTAACACCACTTACAACGGATGGACGAACTACGAAACGTGGAACGTCAATCTTTGGATTGAGAATGACGAGTACATGTATGACGAAGCTTGCGAGATGGCACGTCAGGCAACTAGTGAATACCAGTTGTCGAAGGACCTGGAATCCTGGTTCGAGGAAATCTACGGCGACCAGATGCCCGACACCGGCCCGATTGCCGACTTGCTCACTCACGCCCTGGGCATGGTTGATTGGTACGAAATCGCGGAGCACTACTACGCCGACAACCACGAAGACGACGAGAGCGACGACGAGAGCGACGAGTAACCCAACGCACACGACCGGGGAGGGGCAACCCTCCCCCACTACCACGCAGCATGGCAGAATCCCACGCCCAAGCAAGCGACAAGTGTCGCGCCAAAGGTATGTCGCTTTGGGTGCGCTACCATACCGACTGCACCGCCAACCTGATGCGAGTGGCCGACGAACTCACGGCCAACGCCAACGACTAAGGAGAATACACCGTGAACCAGGAACCCGACACACGCCCCGGCTTTTACTACGTGGACATGATAGGGCACAACCGCGATGTTGCTTTGCTCGCCGGTCCCTACCCCACCCACGCCGAAGCGCTAGCGATGCTCGACACGGCCCGCCGCATTGCGGCGCAGACGAACCGCAACCAGACCGTCTTCGCCTCTTTCGGTACGCTGCGCAGTGAGAAAGACCTAGGCCTCGGCATCCTGCACCGCTACAACCTGCTACCGCATATCGTAGGGGAATCGTAGGGGAATCGTAGGGCAATCGTCCAGCAACGCCCCTCCAGGTGGACTAGTATGTGAGCAGGCAAGTTAACCGACAGCAAACGGGCGAGAGCCGAAAGGGATAGCGAACCATGACGAGCGACACCACATACAACGGTTGGACGAACTACGAGACGTGGAACGTCAACATGTGGATTGAAAACGATGAGGGCATGTACGACGAGGCTTGCGAGATGGCACGCCAGGCGACCAGTGAATATCAGTTATCGAAAGACTTGGAATCCTGGTTTGAGGAAATCTACGGCGACCAGATGCCCGACACCGGCCCGATTGCCGACTTGCTCACTCACGCCCTGGGCATGGTTGATTGGTACGAAATCGCGGAGCACTACTACGCCGACAACCACGAAGACGACGAGAGCGACGACGAGAGCGACGAGTAACCCAACGCACACGACCGGGGAGGGGCAACCCTCCCCCACTACCACGCAGCATGGCAGAATCCCACGCCCAAGCAAGCGACAAGTGTCGCGCCAAAGGTATGTCGCTTTGGGTGCGCTACCATACCGACTGCACCGCCAACCTGATGCGAGTGGCCGACGAACTCACGGCCAACGCCAACGACTAAGGAGAATACACCGTGAACCAGGAACCCGACACACGCCCCGGCTTTTACTACGTGGACATGATAGGGCACAACCGCGATGTTGCTTTGCTCGCCGGTCCCTACCCCACCCACGCCGAAGCGCTAGCGATGCTCGACACGGCCCGCCGCATTGCGGCGCAGACGAACCGCAACCAGACCGTCTTCGCCTCTTTCGGTACGCTGCGCAGTGAGAAAGACCTAGGCCTCGGCATCCTGCACCGCTACAACCTGCTACCGCATATCGTAGGGGAATCGTAGGGGAATCGTAGGGCAATCGTCCAGCAACGCCCCTCCAGGTGGACTAGTATGTGAGCAGGCAAGTTAACCGACAGCAAACGGGCGAGAGCCGAAAGGGATAGCGAACCATGACGAGCGACACCACATACAACGGTTGGACGAACTACGAGACGTGGAACGTCAACATGTGGATTGAAAACGATGAGGGCATGTACGACGAGGCTTGCGAGATGGCACGCCAGGCGACCAGTGAATATCAGTTATCGAAAGACTTGGAATCCTGGTTTGAGGAAATCTACGGCGACCAGGTTCCCGAATCCGGCCCGCTTGCTGACCTGCTGACTCACGCGCTTGGCATGGTGGATTGGTACGAAATTGCTGAGCACTACTACGCCGACAACCACGAAGGCGACGAGGACAGCGCCGAGGACAGCGACGAGGACAGCGCCGAGGACAGCGCCGAGTAACGCACGCTCACAGGTGGGGGAGCAATCCCCCACCCCTACCCACCCAGGAGACAGCGAACCATGAACCAGGAATTTGCAATCAGCGCGGCAGCACTAGCGGACACGTGGCGTGGCAACACCGACGCAGACCCAGAACACCGCCGCTTCTGTATCAAGCAGTACCAAGGAGCAGCAGCGTATCACGCCGGATACACGGCGCCCATTGACCCGTTCAAGGTGGACCACTATCGCACGATGCTCGAAGTTGCAACCCAACGCGTGCACAGATACCACGTAGACCCGGCAGACCTGGCGACCGCATACCACAACCTAGCGGCAGACTGGGCGCAGATTGCCGACAGCCTACGCCACCGCCGCGCCCCCGCCTATCGGATTCGCAGCGCGCAAAACCTAGCCGAAGCATACGCCGAAGTCGCGACCACCATCGCAGACCCCGACTACTGGATTGAACACTAGGAGGATGCACCCATGCGCAGCAGCTTGATTCAGGACATGACCGTTAGCGAGTTTGTCACGTATGCCAGCCGCTACTTTGCCGACGCTGGCGAGGAAATCAAAGGGGCGCAGCGCACCGAAACCTACCACGCAGACGGCCACTTGATGGACGTTTGCTATATCGCCCACAGCGTACGCCTTCACCCGGATGGACAGCCGGCTTTAATTCTGGAAGTCGAGCCGGAAACATGGCCGCCGGCCCCGGTATGGCTTGAACCCATCCCCGCCAAATCGTAGGGGAATCGTAGGGCAATCGTCCGGCAAACCCCTGGCGATTGCCCTAGTATGTGGGCAGGCAAGCAAACATTCGCCCGACAGGGCAAGGAGACGCAGACCATGCAGCGCCGACCAACCAGTTACACCATGACCGAAACAATTGTTCACCCAGATATGACCACGGAGAAGCTAACTGCAACATCTGGAACATTTGAAACCAAGATTCACTATGCACGCTTCCGAGCCGGACTTGACCGCAGATGTGGCCGCATGATGACCGCGAGCGTATCGGCCACTAAAGACGAAATTGTTTTCTTTAGGCGCGCGGGAGATGACGTTATTCACACCCTCTTTGTTGTGTTCAAATCATAGGAGAAACACCGATGCGCAGCAACCGCAAGACCGATGACCTGAGCAAGAGCCAAAGCGAACTGGCGAAAGCACATGACGAGTACCTGCAACGCCAAATCCAACGCCACCGCTACCTTGCAGCAGCAGACACGAACCGGCAACTTGGCAAGACCAAGTACGCCGAATGTCTGGAACGACTGGCGGAGGCGATGAAGTAACCCACTCCCCACCCGTTGACATAACCACCCAACCGCCCTTAGCCTAACCGCTAGGGGCGGTTCTCTTTGCGCCCCCAGTACATGACACCACGGAGCAGCGTATCGCCCCGTGTAGGCCCACAGGAAGGCGCAGGAAGGAAGGTGGAGAGATGGGCGAAACAGGTGAATCTGCACGACTAGACGCAGCGGAATCGGGGGGGAAGGTTTACCGGCCCGGTCAGTTTCTACCCGGCAATCCTGGTTCGCCCGGCCGCAAACCGAAGGCGGTCGAGCGCGCCTACCTGGACGCAGTGAAAGAGGGTCTTCCGCCTGATGAGGTGGCCTCCCTTATCCGGGAGGCGCTCGACCTGGCACGCCGGCAGAACTCATGGCGCGGCATGGCCGAGGTGCTTCAACTGGCGCTCGCCTACGGTGCAGGCAAACCGGTTAACCGGGTTCAAACGTCGGATGGAAACTTGGCGGCGCTGCTCGATGCGCTTGGCCAGGGACAGCCGGCAGCAGGTGGGGCAGGTGGGGCGACTTCACCCGGCAGTGACCAGGGGCGGCAGCAGCAGGCAGGCACGGCCGGCGAATTGACGAGCGACGAACACGGGCGGGAGTAGGCGGGTATGGTGGGGGGGCAGGCACAGCGCAGCGCAGCGGAGCGCAGCACACGACACGACACCCTACCACAGCACATCACACCACACCACAAAACACCTATGCTCGGTGAAATTTTTCTGACAGAAAGGGGGTGAGGTTTATGTCAAGTTTCGCAAAGGGGAAGGCTCCCGGCAAGCTCCCGAAGGCTAAGGGCGGAAAGTCCGGCAAGGGCGGCAAGAAGCCGTTTCCGTTCCCGCCGAAGAAGTGATTGATGTTCCAGTAGTAGGAGTCTCAGAATCAAGCTAGCTTGATTCTGAGACTCCTACTTTCTGGCACGTTTGTCAAGTGGCACTATGCAAAATATAGTGGGGTAGGATATAGCGTTATGTCGAGTCAGCGCATGTACGAGTGGCGATTGCAGTTCAACGGTACGTCAGCGCGTGGGTATGTGTCGGGGGTTGACATCTTCGAGGCGTTGGAGAAGGCCAACGTGTACCGGGGATTGTTGGCGCGAGGGGCCACGTATCACTTACGGGTGAAGCCGGCGTTATGAACCGATGGGTGCAGGTTGTGTGGGCATTGTTGGGGTATTCGCCCAACGAGGCCCAGGGGGAGATAGCGCGGGCGTGGTTCGATGGCTTGCGGTTTGCGCTGATATGCGGGGGGGAGCGTGCGGGTAAGTCATTCACTTCCGTGGCCCTGGCGTTGGCGCGGATGGGGCCGGTTGTGGGTGAGGATGGGGAACCGGAGGAACGGCTGTACTGGATTGTGGGGCCGGATTACGCGCAGGCGCGGGCGGAGTTCGAGTACGTGTACAGGGCGCTTGGGAAAGGCGGGTTGGTCGCGTCGGAGTCGATGCCGGAGACAAAGACGCAGCCGTGGGTGCTCACTACGACCTATGGGGCTCGCATTGAGACACGGACGAGCAGCGACGTTTCCAAGCTGGCGTCGTTCTCCGTTCATGGCGTGTTGATGGTCGAGGCGGCGCAGCAGACCTACGAGACGTGGTTGAAGTTGCGCGGCCGTGTGTCCGAGACTCGCGGGTGGGTCATTCTGTCGGGGACGTTGGAGGCGGGGTTGCCCTGGTATGCGTCGTTACTGAGGAAGTGGAAGGGAGACAACGCCGAGGGCGGCATGAGTTTCTCGCTGCCGACGTGGAGCAACACGGCGATTTACCCAGGCGGGCGGTATGACCCTGAGATTGTGGCGTTGGAGAGGACGTACCCACCAGACCTGTTCATGGAGAGGTTTGGAGCGGAGCCGCGGGCGCAGCATGGGCTAGTGATACCGGAGTTCTCCTACACTACGCACGTCAAGCGGTTGGAGTTGCAGCCGGGGCCGGTGAGTTTGGCGATTGACCCGGCGACTCATACGTATGCCGTGTTGTTCTGTCAGCGAGTGGGCAGCTTCACTCATGTGCTCGATGCGGTCTACATGCACAATGCCGTGGCCCAGGACGTGATTCCGAGGGTGCAAGACTCCCCGTACTGGAAGTACGTAGATAGACGTAACGGCAACGTTATTGACATAGCAGGCACGCAGCGTCATGCTAACAGAAGTCAGGTAGAGATATGGATGGATGCGGTGGGGGTGTCCTTGAACAGCAAGTTCATTCCCTTGCAGACCACCATAGACACGGTGAGGTTCCGTCTGAGTAAGACGAACACGGTAGGCGAACCGTTGGTGTATTTCAACGCTAGTTTGCCGAATCCTGAACCGTTGCCGGATGGCAGGGCGGCGCACTTCCTGAATGAGTTTGAGTTATGGCGCTGGCCTGAGAGGAAACCAAACCAGAGTGTTCCGAAGGTTCCGATTGACCGGGCGAACGACGGAATCAAGGCACTAGGTTACTGGTTGGTACATACGTTCGGCCCGGTTGAAGAGCGCAAGAATCGCCGCAAAGTGACGGTGCTGAGGGGTTGGGGATGAAGTTATCAGTTGACGAAATCAAGGACCGGGTGAACATCGTTGAAGATGAGCGCGCCGGCTATGTGTCACTGGCCCAGGAGTGGGAGGCGCTTTGGCGCATGGACGTGTGGGAGCGCAGCGCCAAGGATGCGATGCTCAAGGATGGGCAGGAGCAGGTAACGCTTCCCACGACCTACAACACGGTCAACCTGGCGATGCGTCTTTTCAGCAACGAGCCGAAGATTGAAGTGCCGGCGTGTCACCCCGACGTGGACCAGGACAACAGCGCCACGTTGCGGGAGAAGTGGTTACGGGCGATGTGGTCAACCGTGGACTATCAGCAGCGCCGGAGCGTGCTGATGGATTTGGTTTGGCAATCCCTGGTCAGGGGGCGTCATTGCGTTGAGGTGAAATGGGTAAAGGACGAACTGCCGGAACGGATGAAGAAGAACCGTTTCCCGATTCTCATTCGCCCGCTGGACCCGTTGAATGTGGGCGTGCGGCATGGCCCGCTGTACACCGAGTACGCATATCACAAGTACCTGCAACCTGTATCCCAAGCCGTACAGCGTTATCCCAACTTGAAGCGCCGGGACAGCTACAAGTTGAAGCAGAAGAACCGCGGCACGGACGAGGAAATTGAAATCATCGACTTCTGGTACTTGGGCGAGGATGGGGCCATTTGGAATGGCGTCATCGTTGACGACGAGTTTGTGAAGAAGCCGGTCAAGACCGACTACCCCGACATTCCCATTATCGAGGGCATGGGCGACGGTGCTCCGTTACCCGGTGAGACTTACCGGGGCCTGAGCATCCTGCACCCTATCAAAGACCTGTACCGCTACCATAACCGGGTTGTATCGCAACTGGCGACTGGCGTGCTGTACTACTTTTGGCCGATGCTCATGGTCACGAACGATAGCGGCATGGAACCGCTGGACTTCAAGGTTCGGCCGGGGCAGGTTATCCCGCAGCCACCGGGGACCAAGATTGACCAGCTTGCGCCGGCGCCGAACGTTCCGCTTGCCCAGGCGATTTTGGGGCAGGTGGACGGAGCCATTCAGCAGGCGTTGTTCCCCGGCGTGTTGTATGGCCAAGCGCCCGGCGAACTGCAAGCGGGTTATGGCGTAAGCCTCTTGAGTGACGCAGCAAAGGGCCGTGTCAACCAGGCGCGGTTCAATTTGGAACGCACGCTTGAAGCGGTCAACATCCTGGCGCTTGGCCTGGTCGAGACATTTGCGGGTGAGGATGGCGTCATGGTTTGGGGCCGTAACAGTGGTTCCGGCGACCTGTACGACGTGACGCTAGGCGAGGGCGACATTAACGGCTACTACGAGAACAAGGTAACGATTACGCCGAGCATCCCGCAGGACTTGGCACAGAAGCAGACGCTGGCGTTGCGCTTCAACGAGGCGGGGATTCTCAGCAAGCGCACCATCCAGGACAAGTACATGGATGGCCCGATTCCAGAGGATGAAACTATCCGGGTTTGGGTAGAACGGATGCTCGAAGATGAAAAGCTCCGCCCCAAAGTCATGCTCGATATGTTGCGGGAGTACTACCCGAACGACTGGCAGCGGCTTGTCAAGGGTACGCCGTTCGAGCAGCTTGCGATGGCCGAGGTCGAGCCACCGCAACCGCCCGGTCCCCCGCCCGGCATGATGGGGCCGGAAGGTATGCCGCCCATGCCACCGGGTATGCCACCTATGCCCCCCGGCATGATGGGTCCGCCCCCCGGTCCCATGCCACCGCCCGAAATGCCGCCCGGTATGCCGGTGCAGGCGCCAAGCCCGAACTTGGACGCGGGGACGATTCCGCCCGAACTGGCGGGGCAAATGACGCCGGAGTTGATGGGGATGGGGCCGGGCCTTGACCCGATTATGTTCGCGCAGATGATGGGGCAACCGTTGCCCCCAAGTGAGGAATTGAACCAGTTAGGAGGGTTAGCCTAATGTCGCAGTACGTACCGCCAAAGGATTGGTATGGCCCGCCTCTACAGCCGCCGCCGCAGTACGGAGGCGGGTCTACGTGGGGCAACAACGACCAGTACAGCACGCAGCCGGTAGGCCCGCAGTACAGCCCGGCGCAAGTCACGAACCCGGTGCAGTTGAGCGCGCCCGGTTGGATGGACTGGAACAACCCCGATTGGGCGCGGGGTGACGGTGCGCAGAAGGCGTTGCAGAACTGGAACACGTACCTGCCGTACTTGCAGTATCGGCAGAACGCCTACCAGTACGGGCAAGACTTCAACGAGGCCGCCCGCCGCTGGCAGGACCAGTTTGATTGGCAGAAGCAGGGCGACCAGTTTGCGCAGGGCTTGGCGGGCCGGCAGGAGGACCGGGCTTGGTGGACAGCGAACCAAGCCGCCGACCAGTGGAAACAACAGTTTGGCCTTGACAGCGAACTAGGCCGGGGCCGGCTAGGGCTTGACTCCGAACTAGGCCGGGGCAATCTTCAACTTGGCAGGGACAAGATGAACACCGAGGCGCAGGTTGCGCGTGAGGGGTATGCGAACCAGGCGAAGATTGCGAACATCAACGCTTTTGGCCGGGCGCAGACACCCAACGCACGCTGGCTACGCTCCTGGTAGGAGTAGGTAATGCCCAACTGGAACGACCCTGAGAGCATTAAGCGGTATCTCGCGGACACCAAGAAGCGAGAGAACGAGGACCAGAAGCGCGCCAACGCTATCCGCGAGCAGCAGGCAAAGCAGCCACAGCGCAGCGCGCCCAGTGTCTTGCAGCCCGTTACTAGCGGTCAGCCGGTAGTTCGGCAGACGCCGGGGAGCGTGGGCGGCATCATCCGCGACGACGAGCCGCGCAAGCAGGGAGGCAACACGCTTATCCCTGGTATCGGCGCGCTTCCGACCGACACCTTGAACCAGGCAGCGGGCAATCTGCGCAAGCAGCAGATGGCCGACTCCGCCCAGGTTACGGACTTGGGCTTCCAGGACTGGCGCACCCGGCAGCAGCAGATGGGGATGCTCCCCGCGGTCAAGGGAGATATGTTTGACTGGGTAGGCTTGGGCGACACGAACGCAGCCAAGTACGCCGACTGGCGCACCTACCAGAACTTGACCGATGGCAAGCCTGAGCAGTTTGCCGGTCAGGATGCGATGCTCAATGCGTTGAACCAGTGGAACGCTGGGACCAACCTGGTAACGTCCGAGGCCGCTTTCATTCCGGTCAAGCTTGGCAAGTACGACTTGCCCAACTACCCCGGCAAAAAGCAGGGGGACATAGTTTGGGTCACGCCGGCAGAAGTGGCTAGTGGCGTGGGCCAAGTGCTGAACCGCACGCTAAACCCGTTCAACCCCAACGCCAAGCTTGGTGACCTTGAAGGCAACCTGAAAGACGCCGGCAAGCAGACCGGGGCCAACTATCAATTCCGCACGGCGATTCCGAACTTGCCGCCTGAGAAGCAGGAGGTTGCTTGGCGCGTCTGGACAGCAAACGCACAGAGCAACAACGCGCCGCAGGTGTATCAGCAGATTGTCGAGAAGCCGCAGAAGATGGAAGAAGCGCGGCAGAAGATGTTGCAGGCAGGGGCCGCAGGCAACCCGGTTGAAGCGGCGCGGTGGGGCAACGAGCTTGACCGACTGAGCAAGCAGACCGAAGCCGAGGTTATGGACCAGAACATGAACCCGTGGGCGGAGTTCGTGTTCGGTTCCGTGGTGGACCCGGTGGACTGGGTGATGGGCGGAACCACCGCATTGCTTGGGGCGACTCCCCGGCTTGCCAAGACAGCAGCGGCAGCGCGCAAGTTCAACATTGCGCCGGAACAGGGCGTGGAAGATATTGCAAAGGTTGTCGAGAAGGCAGCGCCGGTAATCCAGAAGATTACGGGCGGCGACGTGATTGATACCGTGGGGAGCCTTAACCCGTTCCAACGCACCGCCGACGCGAAAACCTACATGGCTTCCCGCAACCTGATTGAAACCGCATCCACCATGTTCCAGGGAGTCACGTCGAAGATTGACGCCAAGCGGGTTATTGCGGACTGGGTTGAAACGGGCGGGCAGAACTTGGTCAAGGGCATGGGCCTACAGTCGCCCATTGAAGGCGTGTTGACCGACGCCAACAACACCTACCGGGTAGGGGCGGGTGTCCTGGCCAACGCCGACACGTTGAAGAACTACCCGATTCTGGCAGCGGCCGGCCCTGAGATTGCGAACATGAAGTCACTGAATGGTGAAGGCGTGTTCAAGCTATCCGAGTTCCTACCGGAGTTCGCAAAGGTCATTAGCGACCAGGCGGGCAAGGCATACGGGAGTCTGGTCAAGTCTACCAAGATTGACCCCAAGACCGGCAAGGAAGTTGCTGAGTGGCTACCGAAGGAACGCAGCGCGGCAATGAAGGTTGTGTCCGCGCCTAGCGACCTGGTTCGCTCCGTCCTAGCGACGATGTACCTGAACTTGCGCCCGGCGAACTGGGTGCGGCAGGCGTCGAGCCAAGCGGCGAACCTGGTGGGCGATGGTACGTATTCCTTCCGCCCGGTAGGGCGCATCCTAGACGACGTTGCCCGCAAGAACGGGGGACTCCCCGTTGACTGGCGCACCATGCAGGCGGACACTAAGATGTTTGGCGAGGTAACGTCACAAAAGACCCTAGCCGAGCGTTTGGGATTCTCGAAGAACAACCCGCTTGCCAAGATTGAGCAGAAGGGTGCAGACGTTTGGGGCGGCGATACCGCAATCGGTCCCATCCCCGTAGGCGAAAATGCGTTCTATAACAACGCAGCCGGCACAACGTTCTTGCGCACGCACAACGAGTTCTGGAAAGCGGTTGTCCCCCGGCAGTTTGAGCAGGAGCTTGTCAAGCTTGGCATTGAACCGGAGCTTGCCAGAAGCTTGACCAACATTGCCATTGAGAAGGGAATCAGCGGCGGCAAGGTTGACGTATCCAACGCAATCCGTGAAGCGGTAGGCAAGGCGACCGTACCCAACACGCTTGCGCAGCAGATTCCCGACGAGCTTATGTTGCTCGAACACCGCGGGGAACTGAACCAAATCCTGAACCGATTTACGCCGGAACAGGTGAATGAAGCAGCGCAAGAGGTTGACAAGTTGTTCGCCCGCGCCATGCAGCAGGCGACCCAGGTTCTTGAAGCAGCGCCGCCCAGTGTGCAGCCTACGTTCACCGCAGAGGCCACAGCGCAAGAGGCGAAGGATATTATCGCTGCGATGGCTAACACCGCTGTACGTGGCGGTACAAACCCGCAGGAGGCAAAGCAGATAGCGACCCAACTTGTCGGTCAAGTTCTCAAGACCGAGGCCGACAAGATTGGAGCGTTCGTGCGTGACTTGGGGCAGGTGGACAACCCCAACGCCATGAACTATGCCTTCGACTTGTGGGGCCGGGCGTATGAATTGAAAGCGCAGACCCGCAAGCTTGTGGACGAGGCCAACAAAGCAGCGATTGACGTGCAGCGGCAGAAGGGCAACGCAAGCGCAGCTTGGGCGGAAGCTTTCCAAAAGACTCAAGGCTACTGGCAGGAGTACAACGCCAAGTTTGCCGAGCTTATGGACAATGCGCGGGTGGATCTGTTGAAAGTGCAGCAGGGCGAGGAAGTACCCGCCCGCTTCAACTGGAACGACGTACTCACCAGGTACTTCCAGTACGACGACGCCGAGATTCAACGGTTGCGTGCGTTGGAGCCGACCCGCGTAACGGACACCGCCAACTTTGACCGGGTTATTGACGCGAGCCGGGCCGAGCTTGACCGGGCATACATGGAAATGTTCAGCGTGTTTAAGGCAATGCCGACCGTTGACAGCTTCGACATTGCCCATGCGGTCATGCGGCAGGCGGAAGCGTTGGGTGCGCAGGCGTGGGTCAAGGTGCGCAAGGCCGCAGACGAGGCGATGCAGACCCGCGACTGGGACAAGTTTTGGGGCTACCGCAACAACGTGTGGCGGCAGGCGTGGGACGATAGCATTGAAGCGGTCAGCGCAGCCAAGCGCGGTATCGTCTGGAACTACGTCGTAGAGAACACGCCGAGCAAGCTGCGCTGGACTGACGACTTTGCGGGCGACTTCCAGTTGTTAGGGCCAAGCGACAAGCCGGGCGTTTGGCTTGTGCGTGAGACAAGCGGGAGCCGGGCGGGGCAGGTTGTCGAACTGGTGGAGGAAGGCTACAAGCCCGGCAAGGCGGGTCCGGTTGAAGCAGCCCCAGGCACGATGGGCAGGGCGGCAGCGCCGGCCGACAAAGCCAAGATGCAGGCGCAGCGGGCGGCAAAGCAGGGGCCGCAGACAGGCGGCAGCAACGTCTTTGTCCCCAAGAGCATCATTGCCGACTACAACCAGGTAGTGAACGGCAACGTTGAAGATACCGTTGACGACATTCTGGAAGCAGTTGTGCCTAACGTTCCCATTGCCGGGATAGAGCAGGGCGCGCTATCCGCTGACGAACTGCGCAAGATGGGGTATAGCGACGACGCTATACGCAACATGACGCCGGAAGAAGCCCGACGCATCACCGACGACTACCGGGCCGCAGTAGAGAATCCAGGCGATGCGCGCCCAGTATCCCAAGCGGCGGCCGACTATGCCCCGTTGCGGCAGGCTTTCACTGGCGCAACCGGCAAGGTCAAGAAAACCGTCACGCTTGCGGATGGCAGCAAGCGCCAAGCTTTTCAGCCAAGCGGTGCGGCAGGCACGTTTGACCGTATCCTCACGGATAAGGGCATGGTCAACCTAGACGACGTGCAGGAATTGACCGTAGACGGTCGCGTCGTTTGGAGCCGTGCGCCCCAGGCAGCGCCCGCCCAGGCTGTAGCCCAGGCAGCGCCGGGCTTGACCCGACCCGCCGACGTGCAGCCGGCCAAGCTACCGGAGGCACTACCCAAGCCGCCTAGCCACGTAGAGGACATTCGCAAGGCGGCAGCGCAGGTGGGTATCGGCACAGACCGCACCGAGAAGTGGGTAATCAATAGCATTAACAAACACGCCGAGGAAATGGGGCTACCCGGCAAGATTCGCAAGCTGGACGACGTAACCCCCGAACAGGCGCAGGGCGTGATTGACTACTACGGGCGGCGCGCCGAACTGATGGGCAAGGGACCGAAAGCAGCGCCCGCAGCGCAGGCGGCGGAGCAGGTTGCGGAGGAAGCACCCAAGACGTTGCCCGCGCAGGGAACCGGCAAGGTCACGCAGGCTTGGCTAGACCCATCCAAGAAGTATGACTTCGAGTATGACGTAGTTGACCTAGACCGGCTGAACACGTCGAATCTCACGACCGGCGAGGTCAACCCCGAATACCCGGCAGCGTTGCAGCCCCGCGACCGCACGCAGCAGGCGTACATGCTCCAAGTGCAGGAGAACGCCAAGAACCTTGACCCGGCCGAACTGTTGAATGATTCCTTCACGATTGAGCGCGGCGCGCCGATTGTGGATATGACGAACAACGTTCTGTCTGGCAACGGGCGGGCCATGTCTATGGGCTTGGCCGACGACGCCAAGTATGGCGAGTACGTGGCCCGCTTGCGCGCCGACGCCGAACGCTTGGGGATTGACCCGGCAAAGCTGGACGGTATGAACCGCCCGGTGCTTGTGCGGCGCTTATTGTCTGACGTTGACCCGATTGCGTTCGCAAACGAGGCTAACGGGCGTGCGACAATGGCGATGAATGCCACAGAATCAGCGGTTAACTTGGCGGGCAAGATTGACCTGTCCACCCTATCGGTGCTCGATACTGGCAACGTGGACAACTTGCGGCAGGCACTTGCCAAACCATCTAGCCGCGAGTTCTTGCAGCGTATCCTTGCCAAGCTACCAGAGAATGAGCGTGCAGCCCTGGTCGATGCGAACGGCGGACTCACGTCACAAGCGGTAGACCAGGTGCGCGCCGCATTGTTCGGGATTGTGTTCAAGGGCGATACGGGGATTCTCCGCAACTTTGTGCAGAACCCCATGCCTGAGTTCCGCAACGTTGAAATCGGGCTTGACCGGGCGATTGGTGGACTCGCACGTCTGGAACTGACCAACCCCGGACTTTCCATTGCAGACGAACTAGCGCAGGCGGCGAACATGCTGCTAGACGTAAAGCATAACGGCGGCGAACTGGCGACCCGTTTGCAGCCCGGTTTGTTCGGGGATGTTGACCCGGTTCTCAAAGAACTGGCGACGTTCCTAGACGCCAACAAGCGCAGCGGGAAGAATATCGGGGAAGTGCTGAATCGCTACGCTACCGAGGCGTTAGCAGTACAGCCGGGGGCGGCGCTACTAGCCGACGCGGGGCCAAGCAAACTGTCAATCTGGCAGAAAGCAATCAACGCCGACACCGGACAGGTTGAAATGTTCGGCGGGCTTGGCGCGGTCAAGGCGTGGCCAAGCTGGATGGTCCCCCGTTGGCAGCGTGGCAGCTTGTGGGAGTACCCGCAGAAGGCCAACACGTTCTTTGCCGAGGACGACGCATACAAGAGCGTCAAGCAGGGTATCTTGCAGGCACGGCAGGCGAACGCAAGCGCGCCGGAAGTGGGCGAGGTTGCGCTTCACCAGTTGGAGACAATGGAGAAGCTACGCCAGTACGTGAAGGACAATCTTCCGCAACTACTGGCAGGCAAGGCCAACACACTCACCCCGGCCCAACGGGTGCAGGTTATCGACTTGGCGGCGCAGCGGCTTATGCCGGCGTGGGATAACGTCACGCGGGCAGCGGCGGACGCCGGCCGCAAGATGGGCAACTTTGCGATGATGGACTTCAACGACCGGCGCAAGATTGACACGATTGCGGCCCTGGTCTTGCCGTTCCACTACTACTGGTCACGCAGCGCGGGGAACTGGATGCAGCGTGTTATGAGCAACCCGGCATTGCTGGACTTTTGGGTCGAAGCAGAGCAAGGGATTCAGCTTGAGAACCAGAAGCCCCAGTACGTCGATGGTCAATGGATTGACAATCCGACCCGCCTACAGGGAACCATGCCGAACCCGTTGAAAGTTCCGTTTCCCGACGCCGACTGGATGCCGGATAGACTGAGCGACCCGCTACAGTGGATTCTTCCGTTCAATATGTACATGCCATCACGCATGGCCGATGTGCCGGATACCCCCGACCAGGTGGAGAAGGCTAAGGTCATGGCGTTGCAGTACATGACGGACAGAATGTTCCCCTGGTATCAATACCTGGCGGCGGGGATGCTCGACAAGATGTCACCGCTACCCGATGGCAAGAGCCGGGCGCAGGAGTGGATGGGAAGCCAACAGCTTGCCGACTTCTTGCCCCTCATGCGCGTGGGCGGTTATGGCCTGCAAGCGGCAGGGGCAATGCAAATGCCCCGCGGCGACTTTTTCAGTTACGGCGACGAGTACGACCCGTACACCGTGGGCCGCACACTCGACAATGCGATTGACGGACAGAAGCTGGAACTACCAGTGGCGCAGGCGGCAAAGCAGGTTGCGTACAATTTCCTGTACGGCAAGCCTCAGTTTGAAAACGTGAGGCCCGAACTGCAAGAAGCTGGACTCGCAGCCTACACCCAGGCGGTGAAAGACGCCGGCATGGAGAAGTTCATCCGGCAGGCAGGGGCATATCTCACTGGCGTCAACAGCCAGTTTTACCCGGAGGAAGAACAACAGCGCCGCGCCGACTCCCAGGCATACCGCACGGCAGGCTATGGCCCGCAGAACCAGGGCGGCAGCATGGCAGCGCGGGAGCAGATTCGAGAAGATTCCCCCGGCATGGTCAGCAGTTGGAGCAATGGTTCCCTGCTACCGGGCGGACAGAACGAGCGCCCCGGTGGGGTGTCCGAACAAATCTCCTACCTGTACGACACAGCCGGCAACCTGGTTGACCAGAGCAAGGCGGCGCAGGGGGCAGCGGTAGACGCAGCAATCACAGCCAACCCGAACATCCGCAACGCGCAGATGAACCAGGTAAAGGCCGACGTGCGCAACGAGTTCCAACCCAAGATTGACCAGACGTTCGCAGACGCAAAGGCGTTGAGCGCCAAGTACCCGGTAGGTGGGGGCGGCGGCAATTCCAACTTCACCTACCCCAACGGCATGAATCCGCAGGAGTACAAGCAGGCGCAGGCGGACGACGTGTTCAGCAAAGCGTTCGACTTGCCCCGCCCGGCAGACTCCGCAAGCAAGGCGGAGAAGGATGCGTTCTATCGTGACCGTGACGCGCAGGTTGTCAGCGGACTTGTCGCACTTGGCTACACCGAGGAAGAAGCCAAGAAGCTTTGGAACGACAAGCTCACCGCAGGGCAGACCGACCTAGAGAAGCAGCAACGGGAGCGCAACCGCCAAGCGGCCGAGGACAGGGACAATCTTTGGGGCGCACGGCAGGGATGGGTAAGCGGAGCCTACGGCGCGGACGCGATGAAAGTATGGGATGCGTACTTTGACTTGCCGAAGGGTAGCAAAGAGCGCCAAGCCTACCGGGATACACATCCCGAACTGGCAGCGTATGACCTAGCAGCTTTCCAACCAGACGGATTCAACTTCTTAGCCAAGAAGTACGGACCTGAATCCGTCCTTGCATGGGCGCGTACCCCCAAGTACATCGATGGCAACGACGAGGCGAACAAGGCCCGCAGCGCATACCTAGACGCCAACCCGAAGGCGTGGATGGTGGATGCGTGGGTAGATGGCCGGCCCAAACCGTTCGACGCAGCAGCCAAGCCCGGTCCCCGCAACTACGGCAACGACTGGTCAACCGCAGAAAAGATGTTCGGTAGTGACATATGGGACCGGGTGGAGCAGTATAGAACTGCAACCGGAGCATCCCGGCGTGGCTTGATTGACCAGTTGGGTATAGGAGACTGGATTGAATGGTGGTACGGGCTACTCCCCAAGAAGGAGCGCAACGTCCGAGCCTACGGCGGCTATGGTGGTCGCGGTGGTGGCGGGGGGCGGGGTGGTGGGGGGGGTGGGCGTT